TTGCCCGCTCCATGTCAGTGACAGGAATTTCAAAGTATGAACCAATGTTGTTTGCCATTGACTCTGTGGGTTTTAAATCTAAACTTTCCATTGATGCTTTTGACATACCGTCATCCATCATATTTTCTTCGCCATCATTTGACACATTTACATATCCATCTGGAATCACTGCAAACCTACAGGCACCTGCTTCTTCAATTGGCATATCTAGTATGGCACATGCTACAGAAGATTTGTGCAATGCACAATTTCCACAGTTTACTCCTATAGAATTGTTTTCATTATTTGCACCATCTACGTATCCAACCCAGATTCCACTTGCTTTATCTAGTGGCCCAACTTTATTTGACAAGGCTAATAAAGCATCTGCTAATGCTCTCTCTTCATTTGACAATTCATCATATAGTGGCTTACCTTCCCACATATCTTCTTTAATCATTTAAATCACCGAAACAATCTGGTCTGGGCAACATTCATTTTTTGCAACAGGAACACAGTTTGGAACCATTCTTCCACCCTTTCCTGGTTTCATGCCACGTTGAACATATCCATCCCAACATGGTGATTTTTTATCTACATCTTCTTCGTAAGAAGCAGTCATGTGATCTGGACAATTTTGTGGACTTGGGCAGTCCTCTAATGAATGTGGGTAAGACTGTGGAACATTTTCATTTGTAATTATACTTCCATCAACTTTTTTACTATCTGACTCAGCAGCATACAAGGCTCTTTGTTGTTCTATGGCTTTTTTACGTGATGGGTGACAACCCTTTGTACCACCTGGGCCTACTACGGCATAACCCTTGCAACCACCATAGTTTCTTTTAATATCGTAAGGCATAGTTAAATTATATCATTATTGTAGGTAAGCATAGACTCAATAAAGAGTCTTTCCTCGTGCTCTAAACTGTCCATAATAGATGGGTAATCAATACTTTCTTTAAGCATTACTAAAGGACCACTTTCTTCAAAGTAAATTTCTACATATCCTTTATTCCATAGAGTAAATGCTATCTCATTTATAAATTTTAAATGTTCTTCAAAGAATTCTGGTATTAACTCTTTCATCTTAGGAGTAATAGAATAGGTAAAAGATTCAGATTTTTGATCATACCCCAAAATTTCTAAAGCACCTAATTCTAGCATCATCTCTATTAGTTCTTTTGCTCTTTGTTCTTCATCAAAATTGTCTGTCATAGTAGTCTAAACCCACCATCCCAGCCACCTATCCTACCTTTAATTTTATCTTTTTCTAACCCATAGTCATCATCACGAATTGAATCGTCTTGAACAGAGCCTCTACCCCAAGTATGAATATCAATCTCTTTTATTCTATCTCTTTGTGACTTACTAATTGCATTATATACAGAACCACACATAGCGTCAGCCAAATCTTTAGATTTTTTTCTAGGATGATCTACACGATTTCCCATAATTCTTAATTCTAATAACTCTTCTAACAATATATCAATATGTGGAGCAACAACTCTTTCTTCATAAATTAACATTGCTAAATCTTCATAATGTTTTTTAGCAACAGATAAAGTTTCTGTTTTAATACCCACCTGTTTTAATTCATTTTGAATATCAAAAGATTGCCACCTATCAAAAGTAACTAAGCCAAGATTAAATCCAGTTCTTCTTAAATCTATAATCCAATTCTTAACTTCGCTTAGATCTACTGGACCTTCTCTTTTAGGTTCCCACCAACCTATTGCGTCAACCACAACCATAGGCATAACCTGCTCATAATTATTAAAGGACTGTACGCTAACCCATTTATCTACGTGTGCAATTGCCACAGCACATTTATCGTGTTTCTGAGCAAGATCAGCATGTACAAAATATTCTGTATCTGGATTTGGTTTAAAGTTAAAATCAAATCTTCTATTATTATCTAATGGGTTTCTAAATGATAAAGCCTTTTCAACCTTTTCTCTAGATTTAAAAAATGCATCAGAAGATACTGTTGGCATGCAAGCAAAACGCATTAGTGCATCTGCTGGATCTGTAAAAAAAGCAATTTTAAAATCATCAATTTTTCTAGTTGGATTCATTTCCCATGTTGGTCTACGAAGAGCAAATACTCCAGGGAATTTATAAGATAAAATATTATCTTCTTCCCATTCAATACTAAACTTATTAGATGAATCATCTTCTGATAAAACTGGATTAATAATAAATTCATGAGTTCTAACAATAGTTTCTTTTTCTGCTACTACATCTTCATATCTTTGTGAAATAAAATCACCTTTATATCTTGGGAATGAAAGAAGTATGACCTTTCCGTAGTCTGGGAAACGAGAGTCTACAGAACCTCTGAATGCTTTGTATAAATTATCTGCAGTTTTTCCTTGATCATTGCCTCCAGCATTTTCCATTGCAAATCCAGATATTTCATCAAGTACTGCAAGCATTAAGTTTAGACCTTCTGCTGACTCACGTTCTGAGTGTCCAGAATAAACTGTTATAGACTTATTAAATTCAATGCTGTCAATTTTTGGTTCTTTATATTTACCAGTAAACCAAGGTGATCCTTCAATTTTAGATTTAAAGCCTTTGAAAAATACGTTCTTTGCTTGTTGTGCGTTTACTGCAACGTTAATAAGATCTATCGCATCGTTCGATGGTTTCCCAAAATACCTCGATGGATCTTTGAGGCAAAGAAGTTTATAGACAATATAAGCACAGCCAATGGTAGAAGTATGGTCTTTACCACTACCCTTTCCACACATAAGAATAACCTCAGACTTAGTGTATTTTTTGTAATGTTCTTTTCCATCTTCTTTTCCTAGCCACCTTTCTACATCCTCTTGTTTATATATTTGACTCATACATTCTACCAAAGTATATTGATACTCTGATAATTCTGGCATATTGAGATAGTCTTTACTTCTTACAAAAGTTTTTACATCCACTGGCACTTCTTCAAAAGGACTTTCATCCAGTGCTTCTATAAATTCACTAAAATCAATCGTTGTCAATTACCATCACCTCTGTTTGCACTTCAGAAAGTTTTGTCATAATCTCATGTCTAATTTCTGGGTGCTTTGAGGCCACATCTTTTAATATATTAATTAATATTCCTTGCTTTCTTTCCATTTCAATAATCTGTTCTGCTATTTCTTTATTATCTAATAGCCCTGCTTTTTGTAGCATTTCAAGTCTTTTGCTTTCAATATCTGCTATCAATTTGATAGCGGTTGTTTTTGCTGAAAGATTTGCAGTAGAATCTGCAGCGTCAATAACTTCGTAAGTTTTTTTAATTAAAGATGAATAGTGTTGATCTGCTCCAGCAAGGGCTTCTTTGGCTCTCATATGAATAGCCTGATTATTAGAAATCATGGAACGCCAGTCATTAAGAAGAGACAGCACCTTTTGACGAGGCATGTCTAGTTCTTTTGAAATTTGAGATGCATCATAACCCTTAAGATATTCTGCAGCAACCTGGTTTACCAAGTCTAAATGTTTAACTAAATCATCATTCATTATCTAATGTCCTTAACAATACAAGATATCCAATAAGATCTAAAACAGTATCTTCAGATGCATACTCTTTACCTTTATGTACTCTATTAAGTTTATCATCAATACGAATATATATTTGTTCCTTGGGGGTAGATTTACTGAATATATTAATAGGATGACTATATGAACTACCATAAGAAACATTCTTACTAATAAGTAACTTTGCTATATCCAAACATTCATGTAATATCTTTCTACCCGCTGGTGCTTGGGTAGACATGTCTTTAACAACTCTCATCTTGTCTTCAAGTTCTTTTTCAAAGTTTGGAATCTTATACTCTGCCATTTTTACCTCTTTGACTTTCTAAGGCCAAACTTGGCAAGATATACGTATATAGTTTCAACAGATGCTCCACATTCTTTAGCAATTTCTTGAGGACTTTTTTTATCAATCTGATATCTTTTCTTTAGCCAAGCCTCGCTTGTATATAGTTTCATTTTATCATTATCCCCTTACCTTGTCAAGATTATGTGGTTGATCAACAAGTTTGTGCCAATTTTCTGAAGCATACCAACCTATTGCAATTGAGTCAGCCACATCATCGTCATCAACATTCAAATCAAATTGAATATTAACCTTGTTTATAGTTCTTGTCTTTCTCATTTCTCTTTCTTTAGATTTATAAAATGAGTAAGATTTTCCCTCTCCATAAAGATCTTTAATTGCTTGCTTCTCTTCTTTTTTAAGTCTTCCATTTCCAATCCATGATTGCCATGATACTGGTGAGCATGAAACTATTGGTGCCTTATGATATATCTGACTTGCACCAAGAATTGATCCTTGCACTAATGACAAAGTGATTGCTGTATTTTGAGAATTTGTATATATAGCAGACTCTATGACTATTGCATCTATTTTAAAATCTTTTAAAAATTCACTAATTTTTCTACTTGCATCCCCAGTTCTTTCATAAACATGATTGCCATAAAAATTTACTTTTCCATACTTTATAAGTTTTCTTTCTGAGAATAAAGAAAATGCCATAGAGTTTGTAGACGCATCAATTGCTAAAATAGTTTTTGGATTACCTATATATCTTAATTTACTTTTGCTCATAATCAAAAAAATCCTTAATGTCTTTTAAGAATTTATCTACCTTCCTATTATTAATAAGACAAGTATCACAGAAAGTATTGTTATTATAAATGCTAAGATTGGTACCACAACCGCCAGCACAAATGCGATTCTTTCCAATTCTTTCTTTAGACTTGGTGATTCTATATCTTTGAACAATTTTTTCTTTAGTTGCTTTAGCCCTACATTCGCTAGAGCAGTAAATTTGGTTTTTGCTTTCTGTTTCAAAAGATTCATCACAGCACTGACAATGTTTTAGCATTCAAGTTCTTTCCTTCTTTCAATCTTAATAACACCTTTATCTCTTGAGTCGCAAACTTTTTCAATTGGACATGATCCACAAACTTTTGAATCTTTTCTATATCCTCTTTCTGGAAATTGTTTATCATCAAATGCTTTTTTAACTTTACGCATCCAATCAAAGAAGTACTCTATAAATTTAACATAGTCTTCATTAGCGACTACTGGTATTACACAAATCTCATGAGTATTTTTGTTTTCGTAAACAATGGCACCAACTTGTTGTTTTAATATTTTCATATAAATAAGTAACTGTTCAATATGGTATGTACTAGCAGTACCCTTGGCTTTATGATATTCAAATGCTTCATTCTTAGTTGTTTTAATTTCTAATAAAACTAACTTATCTTCTAACTTTACCATTGCATCTGCATATCCAAAAATTGGTGGATCTTCATTAATAATTTCTTGTTCTTGCCATTCAAGTATTCCTTGTGCTTCTAATGCCCCTTGAATTCTTTCATGACTACTTGAACCAGTATTCATATTGGCATAGTTAATACCTGTATTCTTTTCTTCCCACTCGTTTCCCTCAAAGGCTAAATACCAATATCTAGCACAATGACCATTACCAAAGACCAATGTTGAGGGACTAAAACTTTTTTTCTTAATAAATCCAGTTTTACTTTTTTGCATTTTCATATGTCCTTCATGAATATGATCAGCAATTTTTGATAAGTCTATACTTGACTCTTTCTTTTTAACCATTTTTTTCACTAAACCTTTTGTCATTAAAAATTCCTTACGTTATATTTAAGGGCATCGACCAGTTTGTCGGTTGCTTCTCTTATTGCATAGTACATATTTTTCTTTGCCCTATCATCTTTCTTTACATGAGAGTACCAGGCTGCTAACATAGCAAACTTTGCTGATTGAGCCTGTAGTTGTGTAATTAATAATGTTGCTTTTGCTGCAGGAACATCAGGATTTGCTATTAACTTTGCAACAATGGTAAGAGTTTTTGTAAACTCTTCATCCTGCATATATTCTGACATCTCATTAAAAGATGTCAACTTATTCAATAACTCTACTGTAGGTTCCATTAGTTTTTCTTTCTTAGTTGTTCAAATACTTCCCATTCAATTATAGCAAGTCTTACCTTCTTGTTGCCTTCGCCAAGAACTACCATAAGTGCTGGATCCTTTTTTCTATCTACTTTCATTGTGTCAGATACAATTTTTGACCATGAGTCTTGGCTAACGGAATAGGATTTAGAATATTCTTTGACATCTACTACGAAGTCATCCAATGATCCGTCAGCCTTGACTGGTCCTCTACCAGAATTAATGTGTGGCTTAGCACCAATACGCTTTAGTTCTCCACGCTCACTCATTAATATCCTTTCTGTGGAAAAGTTACTTTTGACATATGTTTTTTAGTACACATCCAAGTAAGATCTCCTTTTTCTACATACATTCTTGCTTTTGGAACTATTTCTTTACATGTGTGGCAAACAAATTTACCAGGATATAAAGTATAGTTAGGTGTTGATTGTTGATTCAAGTTCTTTTAGTTTCTCTGGATTTTCTTTTAGGTATTCAATTACTTTTGCTCTACCCTGTAATCTTTCACCAAGAACTGTATACCAGGCTCCACCTTTTTCAATAGTGCCTAATAGTTCTGCAGTGTCTACAAGATCTGCTACCTTATCTACTCCAATGGTATCTCCATCAAAATAAAAATCATATTCGCCAGAAAGAAATCCTGGACCAGTTTTATTAAAATCAATATGCCAATTTACTTTTCTTCCAACTTTTCCTTCTATGAGTTTATCTCCTACTGCAATCTTTGATTTTAATGCATTGTTATCTGAGTCACTTGACCATAGTTTAACTACAGTACTAGAAAAGAATTTAACTGCTAGTCCACCAGTTGGCATATGAGAAGCATACATTGCACCAATGTTATTTCTTAATTGCGATATCAAGACTAATAATGTTTGACCATCTTGATTATTAGCATAGTTCAACATCTTTACTGCGTTAGTCATATCTTTGGCTTCGGCACCTATTTGTTTAGTATTTTCAAGAGCCTTTAGTTCATCAGAATCTTTTTCAAAATAAATAGCAGGCAAAAGTGCAGATATAGAATCTACAACAATAATATCTATCTTTGCTTTCATTAATTGAGTAGCAACATCTACCATATCATTAATAGTTTTAGCAGCAGAGTATACTAATTTATCTGTGTCTACCCCAAGTTTTTTAGCCCACTCAGGATCAAATGATTGTTCTGCATCTATCCAAGCACACAGTTTACCTTCTTTTTGTGCTTCACCAATCATTTGCAAACAGAATGATGATTTACCAGCAGATTTGTTGCCCCAAATCATTACTTGTCTTCCATATGCAAAGCCACCTTTTAATGCATTATTAAGACTGATACTTGGTGTCTTTTGTTTATGCACTTCTACATCTGTTGCATTGCTTAATCTTTTTCTTAAACTAGGATCTAGTTGTGATAAAAATTCTTCTATCTGTATAGACATTATTTAATTACCTCATTCAGTACTAGGGATCCATCATCTGATTTACCAAATGTCATTTTGGTTGCAGTTCCTGGTTCGCATTTCATATAACCCTCAGAAAATTGTCGAGGGAAAACTATAATTGGCTTCATTTCACGATCTGAGTTTGCAACTATCATATGAGCCATTTTCTTTCCAGCCTTTGTTACTCTAGGTTTAAATGATAGCACATAATACTCTTCTCCGCTATATGGTAAAGATTTATAATTTAAAAACTTAACTAAACTATTTGTTGGAAAATTCTTTATTTCATCTATTACAATAGCCTCACTAATTCTATTTGCACCAATTAAAAACAAATATGTTTTACCTTGCTCAATTCTAGTTTCTTCTTCATCGAATACTCCAAGCATTCCTGTGGCATCCATAATTTCTACACGAGACCATCCTTTACCACGTTTAATATTTTTAACAACTCCCATTATTATATGAACACCAGTTTCATCAAAGTCTTCAACATCATCTATATAAGCATAATAGTGAGGTGGAACACTTGTAGTAAATTCTGGCAAATTTAAATATTCATATAGATTTTCTTTAACAACACTTTCTTGTCTTTTATTATCTGGGAATGTTAATGCTCCTACTGCATTTAATGCCTGTACTGCTCTAACATTAATTCCACTACCTTTTTTAGAAGCCAGCGTTGTAAATTCTTGATAAGAAGTGTATGGTCTGTATGCAATTATTTTAGAGGCAACCCCATCAGATATCCATTTAATAGAAGATAGTCCAACACGTATTCCCTTTCCTTCAATAGAAAAATCTGATTCAGACTCGTTAACATGTGGAAGTTTTACAGAAATTCCCATACGCTTTGCTTCAATTAAATATTCAGTTCTTGCATCTTTATCTTGTTCATTCTTTAATAAGCAATACATAAATTCAATTGGGTAATAGTATTTTAACCAAGCAGTCCAATAAGATAGCATAGAATATGCAACTGCGTGTGATTTATTAAATGAATATCCAGCATGAGCCTCGAAGTCGTGCCACAAAGCCTCGGCTTTAAATGGAGTCACATGCTTTGATGCACCAACTACGAATTGATCTTTATATATATCAAACTCTCTTGCATCTTTTTTCTTACCAATAATCTTACGAACCTTATCTGCCTCTGCCATAGTCATTCCACCAAGATGGACACAGGCCTGCATAACTTGTTCCTGATATAAAACACAACCATAAGTATCTTTTGTATATTCTTGCATGATTGGGTGTATGTATTCTGTTATTGTTTTATTATGTTTTCTTGAAAGATATGTTTTTCCAATTGTATTCATAGCACCTGGTCTTACTAAAGCATTTGAAGCAGCCAACTCGTCTAAATTAGACACTCCCATTTTAACCAATAGGTTTGTATAAGGAGTTGCTTCACATTGAAAAACTCCCTTTGTCTTTCCGTCAGAAAGCATTTCGTAAACTTTTTTATCATTAAGATCTATATCTTTTAATACAATATTTACCTTATGTCTTTTTTTAATTGTTTTAATTGTTTCATCAATTACAGTTAATGTTTTTAATCCAAGCACGTCTAATTTAATAAGACCAATATCTGCTGCTTCATTCATGTCTACTGCAACTACTGGTATTCTATCTTTTGTTCCTGGAGCAATTCTAGTTTCCATTGGTGCATACTTAAAAATTGAATCTTTTGCAGTAACAACTCCAGCGGCATGAATACCTGTTCCACGAATACGACCACGTAATTGTTCTCCATACTTAACTACTTCTGGATACTTTAATCTAAACCATTGTGCTGACTTACTAGATGAAAAATCATCCCAATCATCAACTGTTTTTAAAACTTTATTAACATCGGATAATGGAATGTTAAATGCTCTAGAAACATCTCTAACTATTCCCTTTCCTCTAAACTCTAAGAATGTAGCAATAGATGCAACATTTTTGTATTCATCTTCTAGGTATCCTTTTAATTCATCACGTCTATTGTCTGCAATGTCAGAGTCAATATCTGGAAAGTCATTACGTTCTGGATTAACAAATCTAAAAAACAACAATCCGTATTCAAGTGGATCAACATCTGTAATTCCAAGTGCGTAGCATACTAATGATCCTGCTGCAGAACCACGTCCTGGACCAACTAAAATTCCTTGTTCTTTAGCCCAGTTAAGCATATTGCTTACAATCAAAAAGTATGGAGAAAAGTTTTTATCTTTAATAATATCTAACTCTTCTTGCATTCTTTCTCTATATTCTGGTTTATCGTATAATCCTTTTTCAGTTAAACCTTTTAATACTAAATCCACTAATCCCATATGAGGGTCATCTATTTTTGTAGGTAGTAGATCTAATCCAGATTTAATATCATATTCCTCTATCTTGTCTGCTATCTCTATTGAATTAGTATAAATATCTTCTCTCTTTATACCCTGCATATTCATTTGTTGTTTCATCTCTTCGTATGAAAGAAGGTGAATATCAAATGTTCTAAATGACATTGATCTATCTGCACCATACAAATAATCAAGGCGTTTCATCATATCGTCTATCTTTTGAGATTTTTCAAACTTTGCTTCTTTATCTAGTTTTGCATGTGTATTTAAAAGAAGCATAATTTCTTGAACAACTTTTTGATCTACTGTAGAATGATGACAATCTGGTGTAACAACAGATTTAATCTCCATGCTATCTGCAATTTCAAGCAATTCATTATTTAATTCTTTAGAGTTATGTGGCATAACTTCAACATAAAAATCATCACCAAATGTATTTTTAAACCAAGTTAAGAGTCTTTTTGCTTCTGCATATTCTTTATGTTCTAACGCTTTGGCAATAAGGCCAGACATGCAGGCTGATAAAACAATCAATCCATCTTTATATTTCTCTAATACTTCAAAATCAATTCTAGGTTTTTTATAAAATCCTTCTGTCCAACCTATTTCATTTAATCTATTTAAGTTTTCTAATCCTTGTTGGTTTTTGGCAAGAATAACAATGTGGTTATAAACTAAATCTAAAGGATTATCTCCTCTTTCTGCTTTATCTCTTCTATCAAATCTATTATGAGTAATGTAACCTTCTATACCAAGAATTGGCTTTATACCCTCGGCTTTTGCTGCACGATACATAGGGCGATGTCCAGATAGTGCACCGTGATCTGTAATGGCTATGGCTGTCATACCGTTTTGTTTTGCACGTTTACAATACTCTTCTGGAGTTGCAACACCATCCATTAAAGAATAGTGTGTGTGAACGTGTAATGGAACGTAATTCAAGCCATAGCCTTTCAGATTATTTTCTATTTACCACTCTGCGGCTGCAGAAGTAGTTGGATTGCTAAATCCAAGATAAAAAGATTCTTGTTCAGCATATGGAAGTTCACGAACAACCTTATCTAAATTAAATGCTTCATGCGTTCCCCAGTTAAATGGTTCTGCATCCTGTTTTCCAGGAAGAAGAATATAATTTGTTTCTGTTCCTTTTCCATTTCGTTTTAATTTCCAAACCATATTACTAATACTGTTTGAGTCTGCAGCAAATTCACGGATTGTGCTGAATGTTGCACTCTTGCTTACACCCATGCTCCATACTGCTACCTTTGAATCTTCTGTTCCATTATCAATCAAAACATTGCAATAAAAACGAAGACGTGCTCTCCAGCCACTCTTTGGTTCTTTACGGAACATTTCACAACCAAAACATCTTCCTTGTGCATCAGCAGTACATGCTGCTTTACGCTTATAATCTTCTGGGTTTGTGTGTTCACTAATTACAATTGCAAGACCACGCTTTTCATCATAGTTTGGTGAGTCTGCATCTAATTCACTTACAAAGCGGATTTGTGCACTTTCTCCATCATCTAGTTTTAACCAGTTGACTTTTGCACCGCTACTTTCTATCTTTGCTTTATCAAGAACTGCTTCAATATTCTTGATTCCTTTTATAATTGACATTCTGTTTTCTCCTTAATATTTGTCCTATAAATGGACTTACCTTATTGTAGCATTGACAAGACTATATTGTCAAATCTTGCCACAAATTCTTTTAATTCTTTATCTGATAATTCAGACACATCTTTTACGTTGCTTGGCAACTTAGCAACTATACATTTGCCTGACCCAAGATCTGTTAATAATTTATTTGACATAATTGTTCCAGCCTCATCATTATCACCTAATGCAATTACTTGATTAAAATATTGCTTTAAAAGTTTTCTTTGTTCTTTTGATATTGTTGCACCAAGGGTAGCAACTGCATGAGCACCTACTTGTTCTAACCTAATGGCATCAAATGATGACTCAACAACAAATACTTTATCTACTCTTTTATTTCTTGATAGGTTAAACAATGTTTTGCTTTTAGGAAGATCTGTTGAATTTTTAAACCTTTTACCTTCTATGGATCTTCCAACAAATCCAAGGCAGATTCCATCTGGAGAGTGTACTGGTATTGTTACCATATCTTGTGCTGTTGAATATCCTAACTTATATCTATCTACACTATCTTTTGTTATACCCCTTGATTTAAAATACTCTACAGCCTTTTGATTTTTAAAAACATCATTATGTAATTTTTCTATCATTTCTAAATCGTATTGAACAAATGTAACATTTTTTTCAAGGGCACTTGACAGTTGATCAGTCAAATTTCTTTTATCTGACTTTGAATCTATTAGTCTCATTGCTTCAAAATAAGATCTTTTACTTATTTGCATAATTACTTCTGTAAGATCTTTTGATTCTTGACAAGAAAAACACCAAAACATACCTGTATCTTTTGAAACTTCTCCTGCAGGTGATCTGTAATTATTATGAAATGGACAAAAAATCATTAAGTCATTATCTAGTTCGTATTGAATGTCTATGCCAGCGGCTATGAGGGTTCGTTTGACTTGATCTTCTGAGTAGTATGTGACATTACTGGCCTTGCTTTGTCTATTCCTTTTATACACTTAGCCTGTGCCTTTCCAACATAAACTCCGTAAACTGATAGTTTAAAATCAAACGTCTTTCCATTATATCCAACAGTAAAGTCTGTGTCAATATCATATCTTGGAACATAGCCATGATTTCTCATGACCGAGGTCACCATAAATACGTATTGACTTTTTAGTCTTGGTATATGCGATTCATCATATATCTCGCCTTCAAGACCAAACCTTCTAATAGGCTTGTGGCTGTACATATATTAATTATAGGCATATATTATTGTTTATCTTCAAAATCTTTATATAAGAATCTTCCAGAGTCAAAGTCAACATCTATCATAAACTCTCCAGAAAATCCGTGCCTATTCTTTCTAAAAGCACATTCTAAGATAGTTGTGCCCTGAGCACGACCAAGTGCTAATACCCAGTCTGCATCATATGCCAACTGCTTTGACCAAGCAACTTGACCAAGTGATGGCACACTATTCATATCTGTAGCATCATCTGGGGTAGCAGAGGCAATTGCAACAATAGGAACTTGTGCAGATATAGCCAATACTTTTAACTCTCTTGAAATACTTTTAATCTTTACTACTTCATTATCTGTTGGAACATTTGATTGCATTAGTTGAATATAGTCTACAAATACAATATCTGGTGAATACTGATCTATCTTTCCTCTTAATACAGAAGTAGATAATTCTCCTACCCCGTCATTTGAGACAATGTGAAATGGTGGCATTTTAGAAAGATGTTGTTGTCCCCATAAATCAAAAGATTCTTCATCAACATCTCCAGAAGTTAACTTTCTATGAGAAAACATTCCTTGACCCATAATTGTATATACACGGTTTCTAACTTCTGTTTCTGTCATTTCAAGAGATATTACTAACGGCTTTCTTCCATTCTTCCATGCTTGAACAGCCATAAAAAGTGCAAGCCAAGACTTACCAATAGCAGGATAAGCAAGAAGAATGCCAAACTGACCAGGAGTAATACCTGCTGGAAGATAGTTATCAAACCCCGAAAGACCTGTTTTAATACCATGATGACCTTTTTCATTTAACTCCTTAATATGTTTAAAATGTGCAACAGCATCTTCTATGTCTGTTGCATCAACGTCTCTTATGTTTGCCGTAATCTTTTTTAATTCAGCAGTCTTTCCAATCAAATTATTCAAAGCATCATTTGGTTTATTATCTTGCAATTGTTTAGCAGTAGACATTAATACATTGCTTAAACTATCTTGTAGATATGAAGTTCTAAGTTCTTCAAGATGATACTTAGTATTTCCTATTTCTCCAACTGGATCAAAGTCTCTAAATTTTTCTACCACTAATGGTATAGATGGAACTGTTGAATTTTGTTCACTATATTGTTTAATAAAATCCCATACATCTTTATGTGTTCTAAATAAACTATCTGGGTTTGCTTGTAATAATACATGAAGTTGCTTATCTTTAAGTACTGCCGAAAGTACTTTTGCTTCTAATTCTGCAGACATTAATTTTCCAACCATTCTTTTGCTTGCTTTCTAAGTAACTCTCTTATTCTATCATCTTCTTTTTTTAATTGCATAGCCTTATAAAAAGATTCTGAATTTCTTACAAAGTGATCCCAATTTGGTGATCTATATACTTTAAAGTAGTACTCTACAAGTTCTTTAGATTCTTCTACACCGTATGAGTCATACAACTCTTTAACAAAAAACTTTGCCTTATGCTTATTATACTTTTCGTATATACTTTTTTCTTTTTGTTTTTTTGTAAACAACCTAAAGATTTCATCTACATCCCATACAGGTTTTTGTGAAAAAATATCTTTTAGTTCTTTTTTAGGTGCTGGCACTACTCTAGTTCTTTCTTTGCCTCATCTACTTTTGCAATGACTTGTTCTTCAACAAATTTATAAACACGTTGCATTGCCATGTCCATAGTTTCTCCTTCACGAAGAAAGTCTGTGCATCCAAGATCTACTCTTAGACTTTGAAAATTTCCTAGATTTAATGTATAGCCAAGTGTTGCTGATACTGTTGTCTTGTCAGACATATTTCACCACGTTTCTTCTGCCCAAACAGGGATAAATTCCCCATCTTTGTTTTGCGTATATAACATTATATCCTTTCCTATCAAAGAACGCAACTCTTTTTCATTAGGAACATCTTTTCTTGGATTTATCCTTCCATCAGCCCTTGGCCTTCCTGAGTGAATTGTAGCCATACCTTCTCTAATTTTAAATAGATCATCTTCTGAGTAGTAAGACATTTTCTGCCATTGTCTTTGTCCACCAATGGTTGCTCCAGTTGGAAGGGGTATTATTCCAGCCTTAATCATTCTTTCAAATTGCATTCTAGATCTTCTAAATATCTTAGTAGTATTTGTAAAGGTGTATGCATTTTTTCTATGTTTTTTAAAATCGGACAAAATCATGCTTTGTTCTTTATCTTTAATATAGTTATAAAATATGCAAATGTTACTTGCCCTATTGCTTTGTATAACCCTTACCAACTCGTTATTTATAAAAAAAATAACATTGCTTGGATTTACAGAGGGCTGCCAGTTTTTTTTGCTCTTATCTTCTCTACTGACATTATCCATTTTATTCTCTCATTAAACTTATCAACACCATGATACATTTCTCTCTTTCCACACCTTAAACAATATAACTCTAAATGATCATAGGATAAAAAAACTCTATCAACAAACATTCTAGCAGAACATTTACTGCATGTCAATGCTTCTTTTATATTCATGGTTAAAAATTATACCAGATTCTATGCTATTCCGATTGCAATAAGATTTATTTGCATCGTTACTGAACCAGTTGATCCAGATGGGAACTTAATGATACCGTCTACTCTATCTTTTGTTACTGATGTTAAAACTGCCGTAGCAGCGTTTCCTCCAGAAACTGTGCTGGTAGAGTTTGTAAGTCCTACAACTGCTACTGGGGTTGAGGTATAGTTTGGATATGTAAAGAAGAATTTTTCTTCTGGTGAAGTTGTTATATTGTTAATAGTAATAGATTTTGTTTCTGCATAGAATTTTAAAGAACTACTATTTGCCGCTACCCCGTTTACCCTTGATTGGGTAGATGTTATTTGTGAATTTTGTAAGTCACTAACAGCCTCAACTAAAGATGAAATCAAGGTAACATCTAAAGGTTGACCACGAGTTGGTGAAATTATAGTTGCCATATTATCTCCATTATATCACTATAGGCTAATTGTTGGGGTTTCAAATATTTTAAATAGATTGCTTTCTTCTGGTGGGGAAGGGTATGAAGGAAGTTGAACCTTAAAAATAACAGTAGATGCTATAAAAGGAGCAATAACCCTTATTGAATTACCAGTAGATTTTCCAAAATATTCAAACCCAGTAGAGTAGTCCCATCTTAGAAAAATATCATGAGTATTTTGATCTACAGAAGAATGTGGATCTTCCCATGATAAATCAATCATTTTTCTTCCAGAGGTGCTAGTAGATATGTTATAAGAATATTGAGCACTTGCACCTACTTGAATTACTTGCCCTGTGCTATCTAATAAAAAAACTGGAGACCATTCTGAAATTTCGTTATAATCTTTTGTTGTTATTCTAAATCTTATTTTGTGCTTTCCATCGTTACCTGGATATGGTAGTTTTTCTAAAGGAACTAAAACTTTTGCCATTAAGAAACTCCAATACCAAATCTATACTCAATATAATTGTTAGTATTTTCTGATTTAAGAATAGGCAAACCATCGTCTGTAGATATAATATTGTATCCAACCAGTGCGTAAAGTGGATTTATTGCACTAACATTATCTATTCTTAACCCGTCAAACAAAACAAAATAGTCATTTGTAGGAGATCCACTAACTAATGTTGAAGCATATATTCTTATTAAATTAATATTTGCCCATGAAAAATTTTCATCTGTAGTAAACTCAGATATTTTTTTAGTAACTATTCTATATCTATTTCCAGATATGTCTGCTCCTGGTATGTCTATTTTTGCTGTAGCACTTGGAGGTGTTACTGCAGAATTACTTACGTTATTAATAAATTTTAAAACTATTCTAGTATTAGTTGGAGGAGACCCATTGCTTGCTATTCTACTTACAATACTAAATGCTAATTTTATTTCATCAGTTGGAAGATTTTGACTTAAGTCTATAGACACAGAAGAGTTTTCTAAATACTTAGAGCCAGGGTTTGCAAAAAAACTACTTGTTAAAAATGAAGAACTTCCAGAAACTAGCAATGCTCTATTTAAATATCTTGGTGGCTCTTGTCTATTTTGTCTACTTTCATTATTAAATATTGTGGAGTCTGAGTTTATAAATAAAAACTCTTCAGTACTACTGTTTATACTTGCTGTATTGTTACCTTGATCAATAGGCAAGTTAGGATAAGGAACAGTTGAAGCACTAGTTCCATCTACATATGTCCATGGTTCTGCTGAAGAAAAGGTTAAAAGTAGTTTACTGTCATATCTTCCAGCAACAGCATTATTAGATCCTGGAAATAAACCTACTTCAGATATCTTATATCTTTGATCATTGGGCATTTCTGCTTTAAATACTAGTTTTTCTACCCCGTCTTCTTTTATAAAACCTTTAGAAAGAATAGGAACACGAAATACTTCAAAGTCTAAAGACTGTTTGGTTGATGAAATTGATGCAGATGCCCCAGTTAAAAGTGGCTCTGGGCCAATGCCCGCTGCTATATGTGATGCAAATGCTGGTGCCTGACCAAGCATAAATTTGGCTATAATCTGTCTGCCATCATCAGTAATCATTAATCCCTCACTTCTACAATTGTACCATTTGTGTCTATTTCTATCTCAACCAATTCATCAGAGGTTATGTTATCTAGTTCTATAACAAGGTTTCCATCTACATCTATATAGATATAACTATCTAAACCTCTATCTGTTAAGTATCTGTCCCCAGGTATTTTTGTATTTAATTTTATAGAAAATGCATTTAATAATGAGGTATCAGATTTTTGAGAAGATATTATGTCTGATGGATTAAACTCTTTTTTAATAGCACTTAAGTTAGAAATTATATTATAGTATGGGTTAATACCTTCTACCGTGTCATTTCTTGTAAACTTAGTTAATTCTACTGCTCCTAA